TACATCCGATTTGGTTCCTACACTCACGATCTGAACGAATGCACGCTGACGTTCTCCGTTTCGACCGTTCGAAACGAGCAGGAGCGTCCCGTCGATCAGGTCGTTGACTGGGTAATCACGTCGAAGAAACTCGGTAACGGGATTGCCGCGATCACCGCTCTCGAAACCGCTTTGCTTGCCGCGTACAGCGTTGGGAGTGAGGGCAACGACGCGTACCTGTTGGCGAATGATGGGTCAACCGTCGTCCGCTCTTTGCTTTCAACCGGATCGCTCCACGGCGTGCAGATCGACCGCGTTGACTTCCCTGTTGGAGCGGGGAACGAATACGCCAACATGCGGACGGCGGGGATCCGACTCCGTGCGGTGTACCCGTGCAATCTGTCGTCGATTGTCGCGTTTAACGAGTCGCTTTCGTTCAGTGGGGGCGGGCCGCGATTCGCGTATGTGCAAACGATCACAGGCGAACCGATCAAGCAACAGTTATGCGAGCAAACACCATTCAAGGCGACGCAATCCGGAATGATCGTCGGTCGATTCGCGTACCCGTACGACAAAGTCCCGCCTCCGCTGTTTCCTGATGCGTTGGTCGAATCGCCAAGCGGATCGTATACGTCTCCGCGATTGCGTGGTAACACGCTCGAAGGGTTTACGATTCAGTATTCGTATTCATTCGCGTCCGCGACTCCGCTCGCCGGAACTCCGTCGCCGTATCCGCTGTAAAAATCCAGACTGTACTCGGGGGAAGGTGAGATATGGCAACGAATCGATGGTTGGGATCTGCGAGTCCCGTTGCACAAGTTGACTCGATTGTGATCGGGGGCACATGGGCCACGTCTGATACCGTCACGGTTGCAATCGGCCAAAAGACCTGCACGTACACTGTCGGCGGGACAACGTCCACAACGGCAATCGCATCGGGGGTGCAAGCCGCTCTCGCTGCACTCACTCAGCAGTACTTCCCCGAGTATTACAAAATCACGTGGGCGGTCAACTCCTCAACAGTCACCGGGACCGCGAAGACTGCGGGTATCCCATTCACCACGACGGTTACGAAGTCATCCACCAGCGGGACAGCAGTCCGAACAACAACTACGACAAGTAGCGGTCCGAATGACGCTTCGGTTGCGAAGAATTGGTCACTTGGAACTGCCCCCGCGAATGGCGACGATCTCGTATTCGAAGGTGCAACGGCGGATTGCCTCTATGGGTTGTCTCAGACATCGGTAAAGCCGGGGTCGATCACGGTCAAGGCATCTTACACGGGGAAGATCGGACTTCCGGTTATCAACACTTCCGGGAGCGTTTCCTACGTCGAATACCTCCCGACATACCTCGCGTTCGACGGTAGCGGGACAATCACCGTGACCATCGGCGACGGACCGGGAGCGGGCTCGGGTCGAATCAAAATCGATACAGGTGGGCTAACGTCAACCGTCGTCGTCAACGGAACGGGGACATCCGCAGAGACGAACCTTGAATCGTTCTTGTGGAAGGGGACGGACTCCAGCAACACACTCACGGCGACACGCGGGACAGTCGGTGTGGCAGTGTTCCAAGGGGAAACCGCAACGCTTTCCGCGATTAAGATCGGTCAGCAGAAAAACGCCGCTTCGGACGTTTCCGTGAGACTCTCGGATGGCGTGACGGCGGGATCGTTGGAACAAAACGGCGGGTCGGTCATGTCGTTCGCGTCGTTCAGTTCAACGGTTACGAAATGGGCGGGGAATCTGTATCTTCTCGGATCCGCAGCGGTCACAGGAGCAATCAAGAACTGGGGCGGAAATTTCTACCACGGATCATCGGGGACACTCGGTTCGACGTTCGCCAACAAGGGCACGTACTCGCGGACCTTCGGTGCGGTTGGTACAGCGACGATCACGGGGCTTGTCTCGCTCTATCCCGGTTCAACGTGGCTCGATCCGCTGAAAAAGTTAACGTACACGGCGGGTTTGAAACTGGTCGGATGCCGCGTGAAGGATCTCGGCGAACTCGACATCGGGACCGACGCAAGCCTCGCCGTGAGCTGATCGGAGTAAACCACGGATACCCCTTCCCCGAGTACTCGGGGGGAGTGAGCAGCGATGCCGGACGACCTTCTCAAAGAGCAGACTGCGACGATATTCGGACGGTTCACATGGCCGGGACTAATCTCGGCCCGTTCGCTCACGTACACCGTTTCACACGGCATCTCTCCAGGCATCGCGTCGATTGTCGCACCGGAAGAAGCAATCAAGGGAATCAGTCAGCGGGGCGATCTCGTCATGTGGGACGGGGAGACCAAACTCACGTTGACGGACTGCCTCGTTGAGAACGTCGTTCGTCTCGGCGGGGAATCCCGCGTGTATCAGATCAACATTCAGGATCGACGCTGGGGTTGGCAATTCGCGGAAACGGTGAGCGGATCGTTCAACGAACGGGATTGGATGAACAGGCCGAAACCCCGCACGCAACTTTCGCCGCGTGAGATTATCACGTATTGTCTCGATACGCTTGGCGAGGCGGATTATGAAATTATCGGCATCGATAACAATCTGTCGATGGATCGATGGCCGCAAATTCGATGGGAGAATGTCAACGCCGCCGTTGCTTTAACAGAGGTTTGCGAAGGGCTCGGGCTGCGGGTGATCTTTCAACCGTGGACGGATCGCGTGTTGATTTCGCCACTCGGGGTCGGTGAGAACCTCCCGAATAAACCCGGAGTGATGAGTTACACTCCCGGGTTGAGGATCGTCACGAAACCGGACAAGATCCAGTTTGTCGGCGGGGCGAGAATTTTCACGGTTGCGATCCCGCTTGAAGCGGTCGGATCGGAACCAGAAGGCACGATCAAACTCATCGACGATCTGTCGTACCGTCCGACGAACGGATGGGGCGGAATCGCGAAAGCGGGCGGGAATTATTCAGCGGTCAACGTTCCAACGGACCCGAAAGAGGACGGGTTGCGTCTGATCGGTATCCCCGGCGTGACGCTCGGCCAGATGACTCGGCAGGAGTATCAGCAACTCGCCAAACGCTGCATTTTGAAGTGGTATCGCATTAAGGCAACTGCTCCGGGAGACCCAAACGCACCATTGAAAATCCCCGGCGTTCCGTGGGCAATCACGAACCGCGACGACATCGTTTTGCTCGATTCGATTTACACGCCAGAGACGATTCAAGACGGATCGTATCGGACAGATCCGCCACGTATCTACGGCAGTTTCAACCGTGGTGAAGTAGATTGGCGAATCACAACGGATAAGACTTTTCAGATATACGACCGCACGTTTTCGATCAACGCCGAAAAGCAGATTGTCGAGTTCGAGCTTCCGATTTATCGATTCACCGGACAACAGCAACAACTCGACAAAATGTCGGCGGTTGCACAAGGAGCGATCTTCGGACTCGCAACATATCAGCAAATCCCCGCTGATCTCGTACTCGTCACGTCCGTGATGGTTCGACGCCCGGACAATCACGCGATTTGGAAATACGAATTCGAGAAGCAGATTGTGTCAGACGAGGAAGTCGCGGGGACGGGTCCGTTTGTTCTCCGCCACGACGAACAGCAGTACATTTTTTACACCGCCTTCTCCCCGGGTGACTGGTCAGTCGAGACGACGACCGACAACTCAGAGGAGATGGAAGCAGCCGCGACGTACTACATTGATGCGAAAGCCCGTGAGTACGAGCGAGTCGGGTCCGAAGAGGCTCAATACGCAATGCTCATGGATTCCGAGCCAGACGGAAAGATCCATCAAATTACATATTCGATTCAGGGCGGTGAGAACGGATTCACGACGACACGGATTTCGCTCGGCACAGAGCATTCGTGGAGCGTGCCCGCGTTTCGCGAACGAGAGCGGACGCTGAAACTCAAGGCGATCTTTGATCGACCAAACAAGATGCCACCGGAATATATCCGGAACACTCAGCCAGGAGGGGCCGGATAATGGGCGGGAACGTCGATCTGTGTTTCTTCTGGGTCGAAGTGTACAACGGGACGAGCGAAGTCATTCCGCCCTATGCCGTGATGGAGGTGTCGTCGGTATCATCCGGGATCTACACCGTTGTGAAGCCGACCGGAAACAACCCCAAAATCACCCTCGTCAACGGCGGTACGGCCATCGCTCCCGGCGACTATGGCACGGGAACCTACGACTCCCCGACGTACGTTCTGTACGACACCGCGGACTCTACGCCGACGCTCTCCACGTCTACCGAATGGGGGCCAGTCTCCGGATCGTGGAAGCTCCGCAAAACGCACAACGGGTTTACCCCGCTCGGCGATTCGCTCTCGGATTATACCTCCGGGAGCGTTGACGGCACGGCGTTATTCGCCAGGACGAATACGGCTATCCCGACCGTGACATCATTCAAGGTCAGCGGGTCGGGTGGGACATTTACCCCTGTTGACTGGCTGGAATTCAGTTCGAGTAATCCGTGGAGCATTTCGGCATCCGGTACGCATGTGACTGTCGCGATGACCTCCGCCGATCTCGGTGTCGAAGGGTACATAACCAACTCAGACCAATACCTCGGCGGAGGAACGAAGACCGCCGCAAAGTATCAAACCCCTTTCGTTTCTGTTAAACCTTCATCTTCTGGATCAAGCACTCCCCCTCTCATTCTCTTGGAAGACAGGGCGGCAACGTCTCCCTCTTTGACCATCGAACAAAATGCCGCTGGCGATGACCGATGGAAAATCATTGCGGTCAACAGTGTTGCAGCGGCTTACGGGTTGATTGATTTTGACAGTTCAGGGGGAACCGATACCGTAACAATTTCCTGCACCGCCGATATGAAAATTGCTGGCAATGGCATCTACCACAATTCTTATCTCGGAGCGACTGCAACGGCAAACACGGGGCTTACTTTCGGCGATGGACTTTATTCGGGCATCACAGGGACGGTAGCAGAGGGTGATATTTTCGTTTATGCGGGGGCGGCTGCGTGGGGAATCATCCCGAACGCTACAACGGCAGGAAAGGTGCTCACCAGTTCGGGGACTGGGCTGATTCCGGTTTGGTCTACCCCCTCCGGCGGGACTGGGACCGTCACAGGTATCACGGCGGGGGCGGGACTCACCGGCGGGGTGATCACAACCAGCGGAACGATTGCAATCGACACCACGGGAGTATCAGCGGGATCGTACGGGTCCGGATCGTCCGTCGCGATGTTCGCGGTCAACGCCAGAGGGCAACTTACCGCAGCGGGCGATACGCCGATTTTGATCTCATCGGGGCAGGTGTCAGGGCTTGCGACCAGTGCGACGACGGACACAACGGACGCCGCGAATATTTCAAGCGGGACGCTGAACAACTCGCGGCTATCGTCCGTTCCGAACTCCGCGTTGGCGAACTCCGCAATCACAATCGCCGGAACGTCTACCAGTCTCGGCGGGGCGATTACGCTCGACACGATCACCGGGTTATCATCGACCGGACTCGTAAAGCGATCCGCCGCGAATACGCTCGCAATCGCAACGGCGGGAACCGATTACGCAACCGCGACGAACGGAACGTCGGGGCAAATTCTCACGTCGAACGGGTCCGGCGGGTTCGGGACCGCTCTCGCCGCGACGATCACCATCGACGGGACCGCTGTCGCAGTCGGCGGGACGGCAACTCGCAAAATCGCCGTACTGACGAACGAGCAAACGTCCGGGACAGACGCGGGGACTGCCACCGCGTCAACGTGGGTAACTGTCCCCTTGAACACGCTTCAAGATCCGGCGGGGATCGTATCGTCGTTCGGATCGAACCAGTTCACGCTCGGCAACGGGACGTACGTGATTCGCGGTCGATTCCCAAATTTTGCGACGGACCGAAACCAGGCGTCACTCCGCAACGTGACGAGCTCGTCATACGACGCGTACGCATCATCAACGCGTGCGTCATCCGCGAATCAAGAGTCGAGTTGCTCGTGGATGATGAAACAGATCACTATATCGGGTGGGTCGAAAACGTTTGAATTCCGCCATTGGTGCGGAACGACAAGAGCGACGAGCGGACTCGGGCTGTCAACAGGATCGGGTGGGACTGAGGTATATGCTACCGTTGAAATCGAAAAAATCGCGTAAGCGAATGGATGGAGGGGAGATTATGCCAGAATCACCGCCAACAGTTCAGACGACACCGATGGATTTGCCAACCGTTCTGTCGATCCTCTATCCCGGAGTGAATTGCGGGCCAATGTCCGGGAGTCTGAACACCTACGCGGAATTTTCCGCCCACTGGCCCGCAGAGAATGGAGCATGTCCAACGCTCCAAACGCTGGAGGAAACGTGGTCGGAATACCTCGCAAACCCCACGGAATACGGATCCGTTCCGCAGTCGGTCAGTCGATGGCGATTCCTGCAGGCTCTCCGCGAAACGCCCTACTCGGGGGGAGTGAGTCTGTACGACGCGGTCAACGCCGCGATTGCGGGTAGCGGGAGCCCATCGCTCGCGAACCGATGGGCGGAGGTAACGGAGATTCTCCGTGACTCCGGGACCGTCGAACAGTTGAGAGTCGCTCTCGGGCTGACGACGGCACAGGTTGACACGGTTTTTCGATTGGCCGCGTCGTACCCATCATAGAACGTAGTCCGACCGACATCGCTCACATTCACCCTTCCCCCGAGTACCGTCCTCACTTCCCATCCGCCAATCCGTTCTCGGGCATGTCCCCACGTCAAAATATCGCATCGACGGATCGTTTCAAATTGAAGCAACATGGTACTCGGGGGAAGGTGTAATCATGACAAAACCGACGTGGTACGACTGGGAGAAGTGGTGGAGACGACGTTCGTATTTAATCACACTCGCTGCGGGATTATTGCTCGCTGTCGCATTCTACTCCCCGCACGACGCATCCGCACAGCAACCAACGCCACCGCAACCGATGCCGCCGTTGCCAGCGTCTCCGCTGAAACTCATCCCGGAGAAACTCTCCGCTGAGAGCGGACGAATCACCATTATCCGCGTCGAAACCACCGCAAAAAAAATCACGTGGGATATCCCGTCCGGGTTCGACACCGACAGCAACGACGGCGGGAAAAAACTCGTTATCGTCGCGATTCCGACTCTCCCGTCTGGTACGTATGTCCTCAAAGCACTAGCCGCAATCGCTGACGATGTTGTCGTGTCCCGCTGTGAGATTACGATTACCGGAGCACCATCTCCACCGATCCCACCGCAACCGGCGGATCCGCTGGTGAGCGATCTGCAACGACTGTACACAGCGGATACGAACGTGAACAAATCAGCGATACTCATCAAACTCGCTGCGATATGGCGGGCGGGCGTTGGGGCCGCGAAGAATCCGAACATCGCAACGCCGTCCGCTCTGCTCGCGTCGCTCACCTCCGCTGTCGGGTCGCAGATGGCCGCGACGGACCTCGGCACAATCCGCGACAGGATCGGGGTCGAACTCAACAAAATTATTCCCGCTGATCCTGAATCTCAGATGACAGCGGATTTCCGCCAACGTGCTGCGGACACTTTCGCCCGCATCGCCACCGCTCTGGAGACGATTAAATGAGTGACACGAACAACAACTCGTTACCGCCGAACACGCCGGAACCGAATCCGCTTGTGCCTGTCAATCCTCCAAGTGCGACGGGCTGGGGGAAAATCCTCCAGTGGGCATTCGTTGTAATCCTGCTGTCGGTGTTGAGCTATCTCGGCATCAAACCCGCGTCGATCCCGCCGATTGAGGAGAGCGGTCAGGCGGGGTGGGTCCGCGATGATGAAGCGGTCGAAGCGGTCAAGGGCGAATTACCCTTCCCCGTGTTCTCGCGAACTCCAGCGGGAATGGCCGTTCAGGAAGCCCCGGACGCGGATGCGTACCTTTGGAAAGCCGCGGTGAAGGTAACGGGAGATCTACTCCCGCCACGCGAACAGCTTCAAGTGGGGAGTTGCGTTTCGTTCGGAACCGCGACGGCGATTGAACATACGATTCTGTTTGAAATTGCGACGTGGGTGGATGCCCGAGGCCCGCCGCCTGCGTTCAAGGATCTCGCTCAAGAGGTGATCTACGGCGGGAGTCGCGTCCAGATCGGCGGGGGTAAGATTCGCGGTGATGGATCGGTCGGAGCGTGGGCCGCGAAATTCGTTCACGATTACGGGTTCGTCGCACGGGGAACATACGGTCGGTGGGATCTGACGAAGTACACCGAATCGCAGTGTCGCCAGTTTGGACAGTCTGGATGCCCTGATGACCTCCTGCCAATCGCCGCGAAAACGAAAGTCGGAACCACGACACAAATTCAATCCGCCAGCGAAGCCGCGAAAGCTCTGCAACAGGGATACGGCATTGCGGTCTGCTCGAATCAGGGTTTCAACAGTCAGCGAGACAAGGACGGGTTTTGTCGTCCGCAAGGGCAATGGAATCACTGCATGGCGATTCTGGGCGTGCAGTTTGGACAGCGGAAAGGATTCTTTATTGCGAATTCGTGGGGCAATAACTACTTCTCCGGCCCCGTTGGAAAAGGCGATGGACCACTGTGCGGATTCTGGGCGGACTGGTCAGTCGTTGACCGAATGATCCGCCAAAACGACACGTGGGCATTCAGCGACGCGGACGGTTTCCCCGCACGACAAATCAACTGGCGGGTGATGAACGACGCACCCGCCGAGACGAAGCATTTCGCCCTGAAGCAACGACGGTTTGAGATTTTACCTTTGTTCCGAGACATGGAGATCCGATGAGTTTGATTCAATCAATTTCGCTGCGAGCAATCCTTTCGCTCGCGATCTGTATCGCTCTTGTACTGTCCGGCGTGGTCACTCACCCCGCGTTTGCGGGACCGAAAGAAGAAGCGGAGGCCGCTGTCGCGTGGGAGATCGCTATCCGGGCGAAACATCCCGCGAAAAACGACCAAACCGCCGCTGTGAAACCGAATACAACTCCCGCCGCGAAACCGAAAGCGGTCAAACGCGAGGAATGTCACACCGACATCGCCACCGCCACGCGAACGGCGGAACGCGAGAATCGAGCGGTTGTATTGTGGATTGGCATGCAGTGCGAGGACGATGTCCGCACTCGCGAAGCTCTAAACGAATGCGTGCATGTACACCTCGACACGAACGGCGGGTCTGTCACGCCGCGAATCGAGATCCCGAAAGGAAACGGTCGGTCATGGGTGATTGAAAAGGATCGACTCCCGACGTACTCCACGACATTACTCCGCGAACTCGCAAACGACGGCAAGCCATCCGCTTCGCGGTCTGTACTCGGGGGAAGGGTGATACGTGGAGCAAACGGCAACGAATGCGTGAATGGCGTTTGTCCAGACGGCACGATCTGCGGGGACGGTTCATGTGTGTCGTCGTGCCCAGGCGGGAACTGCTCGACCGGATCGTTTTCGTCGTTTTCGTCGCCGCCACGTGCGTATTCACCTTCCCCCGTGTATCTGCCCGCGTCGCTGCCTGTGTTGGGTGGGTCGAATTGCCCCGGCGGGAATTGTCCGCGTCGTTAATCTCTGGCGGGACCGACGCGATACATTTTGACTGATGCAGCGGGGCGAAATTCCCCGCACTTTCCAAAGGAAGGAACTATCAATCATGACCATTTTCGAGGCGGTCAAACGCCGCAACGCAATTCGATACGCACTCGCTGACCGATTCAACGACATCCACGTCGCCACGGGGGACACTCAAACCCCGCTCGCGAAAACCGTCCTGCTGAACTCCATCGCACTGCTCACCCCGGACCAACTGGGGTCGTTGAGCAAAGTCACGATTGATTTCGCCGCGGTTCTCGGGTTTGTGCTGGACATTGTCCGGGCGAAGTTCCCCGTGTTGGGAGTCGCGATTGATTTGATCCTTGATGCGTTGGGAGTTGTGATTCCGCCAGCGGCGAACGCGACGAACACAGCGACGGTGAGTGAGCCGGCCGTAGCGAAATAACCCGCGTACACCCCGCCCTGTATGGTTCTGGAAGCTGTTGCCGACAACACAACGCAAAGGAACTCGGGCGGGGTAATTTCTTCATTTTCGGAGGTGTGTCCGATGTTCCTCGCATTCCTCCTGCAATTCCTGCTCGTCCAGCAACGCATGCCAGTCGGTCCGGTCGCTGAAACGATTGAACCGTCTCTCGCTCCCGCCGTTGTTGGATGGTGTGATGAGTTGGGGACTGTGCGGAGCGATGACGTGGAGCGATTCCCGCACGACCTCACCGCAATCCGCTCATCGTGGGACGAGGCGACCGCAGAGATTGATCGAATGGAATCGTGCCGATGGAACGTCGCTGGACGTGAGGGTATTTTCGAGTTGATGCTGCGACACCAGCGGTTACGGGTTCTCGCATGGGAAAATCTGTACTGGGCACGATACCGAGCGGATCTACCCTGGTATGCGTACCAACGAATGACGAACCTCCGCGACCTGATCGGACCCGCCAACTATTACGCGGGGGAGATGCCGCCGCCTGTCGTAATCTGGAATGCACTTCCCTGATCCCGCCTGAATTGTTCCTGCCTGTCACATCCACCCGTCGATAATAAGTGTGCGGAGACGGAATCTCACCCCCAACTCCGCACACCACTTCTGCCGACACCGACCGACATCAACTTCGACCGACTGTCAACCATCTACAGTCTATCACGCATTCATCCGACATGGCAAGCGGGGTGAGCAATGTCCGCACTATTATTCTGCGAAGACGAAATAAAATTTGACGATTCGGCAACACCAGACGACAACGATGGCGGAAAAACCATCCCTGTCGATCCACGCCGTACATCTCACGTCAATCATTCACCTCCCCCGAGTACACCACGCGTGACGAAGTGGGTCCGACGACTCACGAAATCAACGTCGGACGAAATCCGCTGGCAGGCTCGCCCGTGGTTCGCCAATCGTCACGTAAATCTCGGCGTGTACGACACGAAATCGGAAGCGACTGCGGTGATTGGTCGATGGATCGCCAGCGGGGGGAAGTGGAGGCCCGAGCACCTTCTCCCGCAATGGGTGAGCCTCGCGGCGGAGGTACTCGGGAGAGGTGAGAACGTCGACGCGAATCGCGATCCCGGATCAGCACGCACGCCCCGCTATGTTGTTTGGTTTCCGCGAAAGACAATGGCGATGGGTATCGGCCCGCTCGCGTGGGAACTGCCCGAATCACTCTACTTTTTCGACTCGCCCGCCGCCGCGTTCCTGGCCGCCGTCGAAACGGTCGTAGATGTGCTCGGGATGTTCGCGAGAGACTACCTCCCGCGTGATCCGTGGCACGTTGAACTCCTGCCGAAAGAGAAGCGATATCTGTTGGATGGAATTGGCGGGTCGATGAGAAAAACGGGCGGACCGCGGAGGCGAAGGAAGGAAACCCCCGCGGTCACTGGTGAGGAGCAACCACTCACCGCCCGACATGGCACGCATCGAAAATCGCGTGAATCGCGTGTTTCAACTGGATCCGACTTGTTCTCCGCTGTCGATCTCGCTGTCGCCTACAACGTGACAACCAACGAGGACAGCGAGTCCGCCTGATCGCTGTACGCTGTACCCGGGAGGGTGAGATACGGTTCAGTCCGCCCTCCGACTGTTGGCGACTGCGTATCGAATGCGACGTTCGACATCGTGAACGTGAGGGTCGATGCACCGACTGCAAAAGCTGCCGTGACTGCCACGCCCGTCGCACCCTGATTGTGCAGGGCGGTTGCTGCCGCCCACGGGATTGACGCGTTGAGAGTGATCTGGCGATTTTGTTTCACGGTGTCGGTCAACGTCTGCGAGTTGAGGAAACGCTCGCGATCAATCCCGTTCGAAATTGTGATGTCAAAATCCCGGCACGCGTACGCGGTCCCGCCGATAGTCAACGTCAACCCGAAAAACATGAACGGACCGCTCGCAACGTCGATATTGATCGAAGGGAACGACCCGCTCACCGTTTCCGTTTGCCCGACGATATCCAACTCAAGAGCAATCGGAGCACCTGGAGACCCGCGAAATGTCGCACGATCAACCGCACACCCCGCGTACGTGAACAGGTTTCCTGCCCCGCGATAGATCGCAACGTACCGTGTCAACGTTGCGTCCGACAACGCGTAGGTCGTTGGCCCGGATCCAGAGCCCGCCGTACCGAGTATCCACGGCAGGAGCAGGGCCATCTCCACGGGATTCGGCTGGAGCGATAACCCGCCGCCGATCCGCTTCAACCCCTGAACAACGCGGGAAATATCGTCGCCATCCAGCGAGCCGCGAAGCCCGTTCGTGTTGAGGTTTTGCGTTGTGTTCCGGATCGACTCGGACAGCACGTCAAATCGTTTCGTGACGGGGTTCGCGGAGTCGATACCGAGTTTAAGTTTTACGCCCTGAGTCGCTGCCATGTCTCACATCCCCCGAGTATCGACTGCCGACATCACATCCCAAACCCGCGACCTTCGCGGCAGATAAACATACAAGTGAATCCAGATACGAACGATTTGTATTCTTCCCGCTTTTTATCGGCGATCATGTTCGGTTGCACTTCACACTGATACACAATCGCCCCGGATGGAACCTCAAGCGGTTGATTGCGAAACGTCCGCATCGCCGACTGTCGCCATTGCGTGTATTTTGCCGATGGAGTTTGCGGCCCGAGATCATTCGCATCAATGAACAGGATCGCGACGGGATACGCTACGTCATCTGTCGATGTCAGTCCGCCCCGCATCTGCTCTGTGAGCGTTTCCCGCGTTACAACCGCACAGGGACGCTGTGTTGTCGCGAGAAAATCCTGCGGAGTCGAGATCACAAATCGACCGTAGACTTTCGCCCCGATGTCTTCGAGATTCAACAGGATCAACTTCGCCACGACCGCGTCGACAATCTCTTCGTGAACGGGATCGTCGCCAGTCGAGGCCGGCCGATAAACCGGAGTACTCGGGGAAGTGGTGCTGCCCGACGTTGACAACACGACCCACCAATAATATCCAGCGGAGATCGTGATCGTTATCGTGCCGTCGCCCGTTCTCGTTCCCCTCGTCGTCCACGTCGGAGTTGCACCGAAATCACCGTTGACCGGCGTGGATTTCACGACGTTCGTCGACCCGCTATCGGATCCGGAGATCGTCGCGGTCACGGTCCCGTCTGCGTTGTCAGTGATAGCGAGTGAGACTGACACAGTTAGATCATCCCCAACGCCCGGAGTATCGGATCGGTCAATCGGTCCGCCGCAATTCGGTCCATCGTCTTCAGGGCATCCTCTGAGAGATACATAAACTCTCGCTTCGGGACTTCGACATGCTTTGTCATGTAGTATTGGACAACGGCATCGTTGAATTTCCCGTTGACGATCCCACGCCCTTTGTCCCGCTGGATGCCTTTTTTCGTCTTGCTCTTTGTCTGTTTCGCTTTCTTCCGATCGCTCTTGCCGTCGCCTTTTTTCTTTCTGGGTGGATTCTTCTCCACAAGCAAGCCCGACATACCGCCCTTGAACACAATCGCCCTGAGTGGCCTGGGGAACTGTCGCGGAGATCCCGTCCGCTTCGCCTCGCGAGTGGCGGGGATCGTAAGGAACTTCCCCCGCACGGGAACGATGGTCCCGCCGCGATTGTGGAGGCCCGCATAATCCAGATTGTTGAACACGGTCAGCTTCGCCCCGTCAATCACCGACGAATTCGCATTCATCAACACGCCAGTGTCCCGCAGTGGCATCGCTCCGCCATTTACTCGGGGGGAGTGAACTATCGCGGCCCACGATTTCCCTTCGCTGTCCTGCTGAGTGACGAAATGCCTCTTCACGTCCGCTGTGGCGACTTGCTCACATTCCCGCATGACCTGATCGATCAGCGGAGCAGGGGATTCGAGTGCGTGCATGGCGGAGCGGAGAAGGTCGGAGATCGAACTGTTGTAGCGGGGGTCGGACATATCGATCTCCGATTGTGGTTATTCGGTTTCGTCGGGGTCGCCGAGTGATCCACCGGTCAAAGCTGAGTCGCTGACGGATTGCATGGCTTGATCGGAGAGCATCCTGTTCGCTTTTTCCAATGACTCCCGGAGATTATCCCGTTCTTGCGTAGCGATCCGCAGCGACTCGGTCAGATTCCCATTATCGACCCGGTATCGCTCGATGATTTTCGCAATTACGTCCGTCGCGGCGGTATTCCCGTCCGCTCCCTTCCATTCCGGCTCAGATCCGAACAGAGTGGAGAGTTTTTTCCACTCCGTCGCGAATTGGCTGTTTTGGCCGCGAAGAATCGCCAGTTCTTTTTCCTGCTGGATTACTTTCGCGTGTTGCTCCGCCAGCATGTGCAGGATTACCCCGCCGTCGCCACCGACTCCAATCGCGTCTGCCATCGTCCTTCTTCCTTCCCCCGAGTGTGTCGGGTGTTGCTCTTTGGATTTATCTTCGCCTCAAACCGTGTGCGTGCCCTCGACTCCGCGAGCGATTCGCTTCTCTGTTCGCGACTTGAGAGCGTTAATCGCAACCCTCAAATGTTGCAGAGCTTTTTCGTTATCTTGGTTTTTGAACGGCCCCCGCTGAAAACCCTCAAGGCGGTCGATCAGAATCGCCAACAACACCTCATGCGTAACACCGTTGGTCCCGACTTCCTTGATCGGTCCGTTTTGGAACAGAATCGTTAATTCTGATGGAATTCCATAAGGGTGATCTGCATCGCGAAACCCCGAAATTTTGTATTCGTGATTCGCTCCACCACTTCCCGGATCATCAATTGCGATCAGTTGAATGTTCGCATTGCATCCGTTGACATGATGCGTTGTAATTTCTCTCGGCATTCGCGATCCCTTTCCTTCTGTATTCCGTCTCGCCACTGTCAAAACCGTGAATCCGTCGTAAACGTGTCGTTCGCCGTGTTGTTCGTCCCGTATCCGATGTTCCCCGCCAGCGGATAATCCGGAGCGGTCCAAACCCCACTCACAAACACCGCCGACTCCCGCATCTCCTGTTCGCATTCGCAAATTTTGTCCAACGCTACGTCATCAATCACTGCACCGTTTCTCAACGCAATGCACGTCGCGATCTTTCGATTGAACTCCGCCGCACGATCCCACGAATCAATCGTTGCTTTCGCGTACCCACGATTCGCCATCGTCGCCAGGATCGCATTGTACGCTTCGACATTCGCGTCCGTGACGATCTGCGACCATTGCGGAGCGTCAGCGATCAGAGCGGCGGACGTGTTGAATTTCAACCGTTTCGCCACCGCTGTCAGGATTACTGAATCATCGACGTATGTCGGCATAGCGTTTCACCTTCCCCCGAGTACCGTCGACCAGCCATCGCCAGAATGAGAACAGCGGGGCAAGAAACGCTCTCCAACGCCCTCACCCCGCCGTCTCATTTCTCCGCCATAACTTTGGGCGGAGATTAGTTCAGGTACGCGGTCGGAATCAAATTCGACCACCCGCGGTACATGTTGCTCACCGCCGCCCCACTCTGCACGATGGTCTCGGAGTTGAGCACCGTTCGCATGGCATTCGCGATACCAGTCGAGCACAGAGTCGTTGTGTTGGCCGTGCTGAACGCGAGCTGCTCGTGCACGTATTCGTCTTCGTCCGTGTCCATCCCTTTCGGGAGCTTGAACGTGCGGAACGCGTTTTCGATTTTCCCGAGTTCGGTCTGAATCTCGGTGAGTGTCGGTGTGTTTGACCACTCCAGCAACACCGTATCCCACCAAAACCCGAACGCGACCGCCATTTCGCAGTCAACCCAATACTTGATACTCTTCTCTTCTTTTGAAGCGGGTGTTCCCTCGTTTGTCTCCAACTGGCTGAGCGGTTTGCGATCCTGAAAGATCGCCGGTTTGATCACGCCCGTCGTAACCATGACGAGCAGTCGATTCGCAACACCGTCCGACCCCGCCGCCGTTCCCGCGAGCAGATTGTCACCCGTCCCGACTGTGTGCGAGTTCGCGAACAAACACGTCCCATCAAAGCAATTCGTCGTCTTCCCCGCCGCGAGTGTCTTCATCACCAGTCGGCCGGGATATTCCTTCGCTTTCTTGACGAGTTCCTGCGGTTTGAGCTTGTACCCGCCGACCTGATCGTCTTCCACATCGCGGAGTCGGACCATGAACTCGGCGGAGTATTCTTCGTTCACGACTTCGTATTTCACGGAGTCGATGTTTCCGAACTGGCGATAGCCCTTGAATTTCTTCAGTCCGGGAACGCTCGACATCCAAGGATACTGCTCGATGCGAGCAGTCGATTGCAGTTGCGTGGTGAACTGCTCCCACGGGCCCGGAGAAATGCCGCTGATGTCGTTGACTGCACTGAGAAACTCAGAACGCATCAACGCTGTGAAAATGCTTGTAATCACGAAAGAACCCCCTGTATGGTGAGACGTTGATACGTCCGTTCGCTTCTAACTCAATGCGTGGGCGATAGTAATTGTTTCAAGTGTGGGCGATATCCGAGCCGTCGTTGTTTGTTACAGAATCCGAACAAGAACGTTGTGACTGGCCTCGTCAACCGTTCCCGCCGTGATGTTCAACACGGTCACTTTGAGGGTGTCCGCAGCGGAGATGTAGAAGTGACAAATCACAACCCCCGCCGTGAATGCCGCCTGTGGCTGAACCTGAACAACGTCGGTCGTGAGCAACCCCGGAACGGTCAACGTTACGACCGATGCCGTGTTTGTCGTCAGTGATGGAGCGTCAAGTGCAACGAGGAACTCAGTCCCGCGGCGGAGTCCGTAATCGCATCGCACGCGAACGTGTGTCGAGTCGATGTACGCATCGACGACCCCGATTGAGTTTCGATACGTCGTCGGCGTGTAGGTGAATGTCCCGTCGTAGGACGTGTACACCTTCTTGCCAACGTCCGTCACCGCTGCGGACGATACTGCGATTTCGACGAATTGCGGTCGGTCCACTTCAATGTTCAACAACGGATCCAGAGCGGACAACCCGCTCGGAGCCGTGTACTGAAGCGAGTTGCTGTAGAACCCTTGGAAAGTGAACAGAGCCGAATCGTCCATTTTGTCCGCGTACCCGCTGGCATTGAGGCCAATGCATCCGCCAGGGTAGTACGTCTGAGCGGTCGTGACAGCGGGGAGATACCGTTTCGTGTTCTCGTACCCCGTCACACCGATCTTTGCCCGTTCCGTTAAATTGGCCACTGTGAACCCCCTCGTATATATATCTGTGAACTTTGATCGATTGAACGTCTATCGCGTTATCGCCATCCGCGTTGCCTGTCCCGCCGCGATTGATACTCGGGGGAGGTGTGAACGATGCCGCCGATGTCGGGATTACTTCCCGATGTAACTCTCAGCGGTGATTTTCTTCCCGTTCTTTTTGCGAGCTTCGCAGAACCGCGTCACGAACTGCTCGCGAGTGACAAACGCCTTTGCGAGTGAATCTTCGTGGAGTTCCGCGAACTGCTCAACCTTCGTCACTTCTTCGTCGGACCCGTCACGTTCACCGAACTTCACCACGCCACCGTTGCCGCCGTTCGCACCAGTCCCGCCCGCAGCGACTCGCTCATGAAACTTGACCACTACGGGCCGAGCTTCGAGTTCCGCCATCTGGAGATCCAATTCAGACTTTACGACTGACTTCCCGCCTTCGGTGAATTTGTGAACCGCGTCGGTGGACTGGCGGAGGAGCCGCTGTTCGACGGCGGGGCGTTCTGCCTTCAGAAGTTTCCCCTGATGAACGAGCCTGTCACAAAACGAGGTGATCGTCGCTTTTTTCGCCTCGTCCGCCTGTTTTTTCAGAATCGAGATTGCGGAATTTGCACCGCTCGTTACTTTCGCGAGTTCGTCAGTCACAATCTTTCGAACTTCGCCCTCGGAGAACATTCGCTGAGGCATCGGTTTCCCCTTGTCACTGTTGGTAGCTGTGGACTGCGCTGGTTGCGTTGCCGCCGGTTGCATGGCCGCGATCATCGACTTGAGATCGTCGTCGCTCTTCCCATCCAAGTCCGCAGCGGATTTCCCCGCTCCGAGCAGAGTCTTGACCATGTCGTCGCGGCTCATATCCACATACGAGGACGTTGTCGTGTTCGGCATCGTCGCGTCGCTCATCGGAGCGGTCGGACTGGCGGGATTGGTGATGCTGTTCGGTTCGTCTCCGTCTCCATCACCCCCGAGTATTGCCGCCGCGAGCCCTTGAAGGGACGCATCCTGCATGTTGTCCAGATCCGACTTTACGAGAGTCGGGACCGCCGCGAGCAGTTTTTGAATAAGAGAATCGCGATCCATACCCACCTCCGAAAAACAAAGGAACGTCCCCCGGTTCGTCGGGGTAGCTGATAACAATTTGAATCGTCTGTCAGGCGGGGCCGATACCATGAACCGACTCGACCGCAACCGCCGCTCTGCCATCCGTTCAACGAACGGCATCGGGATATCCGCGAGCGATTTCACCTGTGGAATCTCACCGCCGAGCAACGCCACACGACGCAAGGCGAGCCCATACTCATTCCCCGAGTCGTCGATGAAGTTGTCGTAGATCTCCGACGAGACCTTGCGGTACGACCGCATGCGAATCGCGTCGGCAATCGTTGGGAATACATCAGTGAAATCCGCGTAGAGGATCGACGGATCAGTCCACTTGGTTTTGTCCGGGCGAGTTCCGCCGCGTCCAACATCTACGACCCACGCAGCGGCGGGGATGTCGGTACGAAGGAGGAAGTCTTGATCGTCTGGTTCTTCGTGACCGACTACAACCGGGACTTTCAACAGGTCGAGATCGTCCGGTCCGAGTTTGCGGAAGTTCGCCGTGATCGCGTCGAGATCGTCCGTCGTGTAAATCTTCCCGCGAAACGTACCCGAGCCGAATATCTCCACATCGGCAACGAATTCGGTCGGTCGCAGTGTTGGCGACTGAGCCGATTGCGATTGCGTCGCAGAGTTGGCGATTGAGTCGGTTGTTGGCGGGAACGTTGGCATGCGGGAATCGTACTGTGTAGTCATGCCCGATGAAATTTGGCGGGTTGATATGACTGGAACGAATGCCACTCCACACCAACTACGCCAACACTCTCTCACACCACGCTCGCCACATCCTCTCCGTCATCCGCTCAATCCTCGCCCCGCCTTCAACCAATCGCGTCCACTGATACCGATCCACCGGAATTTTGCTGCATCGGCAGTTGTACACCCGCTCCCCGCGTACCTCTGCGAACGTCAACGCCACTGGGAAATATCGGTCAAAATGCGGTTCGTGATCACTTCCTTGCCGTCCGTCTCGAATCCCGACGTACTGCCACGCGGGAAACATTTCCTGCATGTGCGGTTGTTCCAACTCGTCGTCTGTCCCTTGTGTGTACGCCCCGTTCAAATTCGTCCTCATCACCATGTTGGCGTACTGCGGATTCGATGACGATACCCCAGCGTCTTCGAGAATTTGTCGGATCGCTCCGGGACCGTTGGCAACGTCCGCCCCGTCGTTCCCTTCGATCACATCGGAGATAATCCGCTTGACGGATTCGGTCAACTGTTGGTTCGTCGTCACCGCGATGTTGAACCCCTGCAGCCGCTGGCGGTGGTCGAACGTCGCGGGATCGATCTGGAGTCCAGGCACAAGCGAGCGGAAGAACTCCACCGCTTTTTTCGGAGCGAGCGGAGCCGGGGAGTCTCCATCGGCGAACATTGAGAACGACTGGATGTCGTCGCTGCCTGCGTCGTCTCCACTTTCTCCGATGTCGGCGTGCGTGTTCACCTCCCCCGAGTACCCGCCGCCTCCGAGCCCGATCTCGCGGTGAATCGCCGTGTGTGCTCGCTCTACTACTCGGGACCGCCCGAGCAGGTTCGCAACGGATAGCGACCCCGCGAACATCTCCGCCAGTTCGTTCAGTTCAGCCGCATTCAAAATCCCATCACGACTGAGGTACTCGGGGGAAGGGTGATTGCCGTGCAGGAAAAGTCGGTTCATCGCCCCGGTCATGATGTCGGACAGTTTCGCCACACCCGCTGACTGAACAGCGGAGAACAGCGTGGAGATCCTGCGACCGTCCGGGCCGGCGAGCGTGTGCGTGGGGGGGGAGGCGTCGCGAGGCATGTCGGCGAAAGCGGTGAATGTGTGGCAGTAACAGAGACGCATCACGCACCGCCTTTCGGCTTATTCATCAAAACGTAGTTGTACGCCTGTCCGTCCTTCCAAATCGCTTGGTTCGGATTCTTGAGCATGTGCACTTCGTTTTGGATGTGCATCTGCAATTGCCGATTCTGGTTCAAATGCCAGAGAGCATCCTGAAACGCTGGCATCGTCAAATCGGGGTGGTCTTTCTTCACCTTTCGATAGAGGAAATCAACCGGCACAAGTCCGTCAGCGTGCTCTTGAAATAGTGTGCTTTCCTCCCATGCCTTCCTCAGATCGTCGCCGAGATCCGCCGCCACCTTCGCCCCGTTCGCGTCGTCGATCTGCGTCTCCTTCTGTCCCTTCTTGTCGCGTCCAATGATGCCCTGCGTGTTGTCGCCTGCGGGGTTCGCTTTCTTCATCGCTGGCGTAGCGGCTTTCTTTGGTGACTCCTGTTTCGGTTGTTGCTGCGGAGTTGTCGTTGTCGCTGGCGAATCGGTCGGGGTGGTTGTCGTCGCGGTCGTGGGGCTCGTTAATGCCGATCCGATGCCGCCCTTCGGATCATACTTTGCCCGCTCCCATGCGTCCTTGATGTCGTAGATCGCACTCATGACTTGTCGGCCTTGAATGTTCTGATTCGTCGCCTCACGCGATGGGGTAGACCGCACCTTCTCCGCAACCTTTTCCGCCTGTGCATCGGTCAAGGTATCAGGGTGAAAACCCATTTCTGCCATCACGCGAGACATGACGTTGGTGCTGTAGTCGTCCCCTTGGTGTTGATTGACCTTCGGCGGAGGCGTGAACGTCGGCTTTGCGGGTTCGACCTTCTTCGGAGTCTCAACGGTGGTCGTGGGCTTCTGCTCAACTGGCTTGGTTTCCACCTTAGCGAGGGTTGCCTTTGGCGTGGGTTTGACCGTTGTAGCTTTCTTCGGCGGGGTCTGCACCTGTGGCGGGGTCTTTGGCTCGACCTTCGCGGGGGTCTGCGTCTGCGTGCTGGCGGTCGCGTCCGGCTTCACGGCGGGAGTCTGTGCGACGGGTTCGGGCTTTGTCTCGGCGGTGGGCTTGCCGTACTTCGCCTGAAGGTCGGGATAGTCGGCGAGGACTTCGGCGGGGACTTCCTTGCCCTGCTTAAGAGACCGCTCAACCGCCTCGTAATGCCGCTTCGCGGTGTGAGCCGCGAAGCCCGCCAATGTTG